TAGCTTCTATTGGATTAAAGCCAACTGATACTGCATTGATAAATCCATCTTTCACTTTTTGCTCAATCTTCTTTGCGAATTCATCAGATTGATCAAATTCTACTTCAATCATCAATTGATTATTCTTTACTTCTACTTTTCCCCTACCGATAGGAAGATCAAGAGAATTGTGATTGAATAAAACAACAGGATTTGCATTAAAGCCTTTCAGATCCCAACCATTTTGATCTATTACATCATTATAGCGATCAGATGCAGAAGTGCTTGCTACAAATCTGAAAGATTTGCTCTTGCTGTTTTTCATTCTTTTAATTTTCAAAGTTTGATACATAATAAACCCATATAATACAAATTCTTATATACTTGATACTCGATCAATTGTCTATTTATTTTCTAGTAGTAAATAGTCTATGACATTCTTCAGCAGTGCCATAGTACTCAGAGCAGGATTTGATTATTTCTCTAGTATTCGCAATATTGCTTATTTCCTCGCATTCATTCCCTGCAGTTTTCGCATCTATTCCCCTAGTCATCATTCTGCAAAACATTTCTCTACATAAAAGGCTATTATTTTCCTTGAGATAGTCAGCAGAGCAAGGGATACTCAATAAATCTATATCTGTAAGCTGCTTTATGATTTCCTGCTGCTCAAGTGCAATTTGATCTTGTACTACTACAGGGGGGGCTATCTCTTCCTCTTCAGGTTTTGCTTTTTTGAGCAATGCAACTGCACCTGCACCAAGACCAAAAGAAGCAAGAGAAATTATTAAATAGATTTTAAGCATAAAAACACCTCAAATTATTGATTATTGGATTGAAATTCATAGATCGATTTGCAGGCTCAATATTAGCCAATTTATCGACTTTTATATAATACCTATATAAAGACCCTCTGAGCCGCTGAATCGAGATCGGTCATTTTTTGTCCGATCTCGATTCAGGATTAAAAAGGGTTATGATACTGCTATTATATAAAAGTACAAAAAAAGGGCAATATTGGCGCTGCAAATCGATCCTAGTTTTTAAGATATAAAAGCAACTCTGAACAATGAAATTCATAGAATTTTTACTCTTTGATTACAGGGGCTATTGTACATCTGCAATTTATATCTAATTCAGGCACTCCAAAAGAAGCAGGGCTTTGAGCCTTGTATCCATCAATCTCAAATTCTTGATTTGCAGGAATAGGTTTTTTATTGCCTAATTTTTGATGATCCTCTCTTACAAGATCATCTTTACTATCAATCCATTCTTTATAGATTTTCACTTGCTCTAATTCTTCAAATTGCTGATATGATTCTACAGTTGCAAGATTGATTGCTTTTGTGCTTTCAGTTTGAGCAATCATTTGAGATCGAGCAGGTGAAAATGCAGTGCTGCTTTCAATCTGACTTGCTATCTGTCTATTGCTTAATCCCTCTTTGATTCCATTGCTGACAATGTCCTTGATCTTCTTTTCAGTTGTATCAAGTATATTATTTATCATCTTTCCGATCTCTCTTTTGCTAATTGGTCTTTCACCAAAGATAAAATCAAGGGGCTTTGATCTATTTGTCATTGTGTATAAATCATCAATTGCAGCATTGCCTGTAATCCCCCAAGTTCTTGCCCATAATTCGCCCAGTGATTGTTCAAGATAATTCTGCTCTATTGCCCTACCTAGCAAAGCAGAATAATCTATTTTCTGAATATAGTTTTTATTCTTTCGCTCTATTGCTTTGATCATAGTATCTAAGCGCTTGACATATCTAAATTTGGCTTGCTCAAGATATGATGCAGCAGTGCTTTTAAATTCCTTTTCATAGGGGGCTACTTTATCAATAAAGGCTCTCCAATAGGCATCTTTTTGATCTTCTGTTCTATAGTTTTTCTTTTGTGCTTTTTTGTCAAGCCTTGCTTTTTCCTCATTGATCACTTTTCGCATGTGAGATAAGCCCCTAGACCCTACCACAAGCCATTTAATTTGAGCAACTACACCTGCAAGCCTATAATCTTCTAAGTGACGAGCCGCCCATGCTTCTCTCAATCTGATTGCTAATTCTTCCGTTTCAGTTTTTGCAATGCTTGAATTACGCTCTGCAATTGGCTTTAATCTTGAGTATTGCAGAGAGCCTAATATATTGCCGCCCTTTTTCCAAATCTCGGGATACTCATCTTTTATTGCTTGCGCTTCTTGATGAGGGAACCTTGCATAATTGGAATTTCGCAATGCTACTTCTTTATTATCTCCATCTTCAGGAAAGTTTGTAGGATTGCGATCCCCAACAGATCCTTTTACTTGCTCAGGGCTAATTTTTTTTTTTGTGTTTACAAGTTGCAAAGATGCTTGATTGCTATCTTGCTCTGCTTCCTGTGCTTGCTCTGCTGCCTGATCTTCTGCTTCTATCTTTGGATATGATAGCCCCTCATAAAGATAAGCTGCTTCTGAATCAACTCCATTCATAACATGCATTTCTACCCTTTCCAATTGCTGATTTCGTACGTCTTGCAAGGCATCAATGCTTGAAAAATCGAATTCTACAAATAGACTTGAATCAAACATAGCAGCGATCTTTGATAGCAATTTTTCAAGCCTGCGACTCTTTAATTTTTGATTTTCCCAATAGGTGATCGTTGCTTGTCTTGCAGTAGCATAGTTTGCATCAGGCAAGCCTAAAACAGTGCTCGGAGTCCCTGTCACTGCTGATATGTTCTCTCTTGCTAGAGTTCTCAGTGATTGATACTCAAGATCACGAGGGGATAATTGCACAGTATCAACTTGTACTTGACCTGACAAGACCATAGCCCCCCCTTTATTGCTCATCTTATCATAAGCATCTTTGATCTCTGATCTCATATCCTTGCCCCAAATGTCAGAAGCATCTTTAGGCGATAGCAATATATCAGGGCGTCCTTTTCCTGCAGTTTCACTTGCTAGCCTTTGCGCTCCTATATCCCCTTTCAGCTCTTCCTCAAGTGCTTCAATTGCGCCTGTGCCATATAACTCGCCCTGCGCTCCTACGTTCCATGATGCTCTGCGGATATGCAATACTCTCTCTACAGGATACTCTACCAAAGAGCCACCATCAGAATACTCATAGCCTTTGATCATTACTTGAGGATCAGGCACAATTCTAACGTTTTGAGGATGCAATCTAAAGATAGAAGTAGGCGCAGATAAATCTCCTACTATCAAGCAGTAAAAGTTCCCTGTTAAAGTCAAGTCAACGATAAATTGCTCTCTAAATAATTCCCCATCAGTGATAGAATTAGGTTGCTTCAATAAATCTATTACAGGATGCTCTTTAAGCTCTATTATTTGATCGCCTTGCTTCTGCATCAGTTTAAAGGGCAATGATGCTATATCTTGACTAGCCTTTGAAACACAAGCATAAGTATAGCCATGCTTCCCATATACTGACATAGCAAGCAGGGGCGCTTTATGCTGAAAAACACCTGCTGCGCTACTCCAACTAGCCCCCCTTTCAGGTGCTTTTGGATCGTCAACTATTTGCCCATATCCTTTGACCCCAAAAGTATCAAGTATTCTAGTGAGCCATGTTTGCTTTACTATTTGATTACTACTCATTTCAATTATCCTTTAAAATACATTCTGCCATTTTCTGATAAATGCTCTGCTCTGATTCCTCTGTTAACCTAGCAAGCGCAATAATTAAATATACACCTGAGATAAATCTAGGCTGACAATTTCCTGAAGTCCATTGTCTGATCAATCTCTCTTGTACTCCTATCTTATCAGATAATTCTTTATTTGTAATATGATGCTCTTTCAAATAGCATTTAAGCCAATTCCCAAAGTGAGTTTTTTTTGCCATTTTGCCCTCATTCATGTAATCTGAATCGTTTAATAAATGCACATTGATATCTTAACGCATCAAGAGCATGATCGTGCTGCTTAATAGGCTTATCTTTTCCTTGCCCTGTGCTCCATCTATAGAGCCTAAATTCCTTGATCAAGTTCTTGCAGTTATCATGTATCAATAAATGAGGATTTCCTGCAGCATCTAGTGCAAGGCGCTCTTTTACCCAATTGATCGTTTCATTTACTCCGAAATGCTTAGGGGCGGGCTTTGTATCTATATTACATTCCCTTGCAAGAGTTAATCTCCCATCTCTACTTTCAGGATCGGCTACTGTCCATCTATATGATTCTTTGTATCTCTTCTGTATATTATTAAGTTGTATTCCATTCTCAAGGCTAGTCCGATCTGTAGCATAATACTCACGATAAACATGCAATACATCATCTTCAGG